ACGCAATTAGAGCAGAGTACGATAATCGACAAGCAAACCTCGCAAAAGTGGAGCAAGAGCGGCAAGCAGTCGCTCAACAACAGGCCGCTGAACAGGAAAAGATGCTTCACGAGCATCTTAGAGCGCAACGGTCTGATATGCTAAATCGCATCCCTCAGTGGAAGGATGATGATGTTAGGAATAAAGAGCGTCTTGAAGTAGTTGAGTACGCTCGTAACATCGGGTTTAGCGAACAAGAAGTTGCACAGGCCACAGACGCTAGGGCCGTGGAACTTTTGTACAAGGCGATGCAGTGGGACAATCTACAGCGTAAGAAACCCACGGCTAAGAAACGCACAAGACAGGCTCCAAAGATGGCTAAAGCTGGACAGCCACGCACAAAGAAACAAGTTGCTAGTCGTTCACGGCAAACAGCTATGAACCGCCTCAATAAAGAGCGGTCTGTAGATGCTGCCGTTTCATACTTGATGGGCAACTAACCTTAGAAGGAGCATAAAATGTCCACATTCACTACCTCGTCAGCCATTGGTGAGCGCGAACAGCTTGCCGATGTCATCTATCGGATTGACCCCGATGAAACACCCATCTTCAGCGCACTGAAGAAGGAAACCTCAAACGGTATCTTCACCGAATGGCAAGTTCAGGAATTGGCGGCAGCGTCAGCTACTAACTACGTCAACGAAGGTGCAGATGCCAGCATTGCTGCTCCAACGGCTACCAGCCGTCTGGGCAACTACCATCAGATCTCAGTCAAAGCAGTAGCTGTATCAAAGACCCTTGATGCAGTTGAGAAAGCTGGCCGTGATCGTGAAGTAGCGTACCAGAAGGTACTGAAATCATTGGAACTTCGCCGTGACATCGAAAAAGCAATCGGTGACACAAACGTGGCTCGTTCTGGTGCAGACCCTCGCAAATCAGCATCACTTATCACTTGGATAACCAATGGTGACTCGCCGGGTGATATGGCCTTCGCTACTGGCGATGGCACAGACGTAGCTGATCTGACTGGTACTGCTCGTTCACTGACACTTGCTCAGATTGAAACAGCAATGCAAGCAGCTTGGACAGACGGTGGATCGCCAAAGATTATGGCGACTTCAGCCGCTAACCGGGCTAACTTCTCAGACCTGTCAGCTTCTGGCAACTTGGTCAGCAACGATGTCAACATGACAGCAGCCAAGGAAGTGACCTACGTTGGTTCGACTTCAGTCTTTTTGACTGACTTCGGCACATTGGAAGTCGCTCCTTCACGCTTTATGGGTGATGACAAGGTCTTCTTGATTGACCCAGACTTCGCTGCACTTTGCACCATCAATGGTCGTAACTTCGCTGAAAACGAAATTGCACCAACAGGTGACGCAGAGAAGTTCCAGATTGTGACTGAATGGGCCTTGAAGGTGCTTGCACCTAAAGCCCACGCAGCCGTGATCGGTCTGGACGGATCATAATACTAGAGGGGGCGGTTCTGCCGCCCCTTCATCTCATTGGGGAATGATATGAAAAGACCACTAATTAACGATGCCGTTACAGGCAAAAAAGTTGACCTAGTTACTGACACTGACGGTTCTCAGCGCATCCAGTCTACACAGAACTTTGACACGCTGATGAAACTGAACAGTCAGATGAACAATGATTGGCGTCCGGGCAGTTTGCGCGGAACCCAGAAGCATATGCAGCATGTGGCAGAAATACCTAATGTCGTGTATGCTCACCTAGTAGAAAAGTTTGGCAAACCAAGCGAAAACCCAAAAGCGTGGAAGCAGTGGCTGAACGACAGCGAGAACCGTGCTTTTAGAACTGGTGGTGGACACGTTTAATGGCTATTGCATCTTACGCAGATTTACAGACATCTATCGCCAACTTTTTGGCTCGTGATGATCTAACAGCACAGATACCTGACTTTATTAAGTTAGCTGAAGCCCGTATTAATCGTGAGTTGGAAACTCGTGAGCAGGAAAAGCGAGTACAGGCAACACTTGTTGCTGGTGATGAGTACATTGCTCTACCGACAGATTTGCGTGAGGTAAGAGAAGTTAAGCTGAACACTAGCCCACTTACTGTACTGGACTACGCATCACCTACAAGTCTAGACACGCAATACTCAAGCAACGGTCAAGGTAAACCACAAGGATACAGCATAGTCGGCAAAGAAATGAAGATGCGCCCGATACCTGATAGCGCCTACACAATGGAAATTGTTTACATCGGTGATGTTGATGCGTTGTCTGCTGTAAGCACTCCCACATTGTTTACACGTTCACCTGATTTGTATTTGTACGGCGCACTAACAGAAGCCTATGTATATCTGTTAGATGAGCAAAGAGCGGCGCAGTATGATGAGAAGTTCACTCGTGCTATAAATGAGGTGCGGATGGACGAAGAGCGTTCACACTATGGCACAGGGCCACTACAAACTAAATCTGTCTACTTACGGCAGAATGTAACAGCGGAGAGATAATACATGTCTGCAATGAGTGATTACCTAGAGAATGAGATTCTCGACCACATCTTAGGTACTGGCGCGTATACAATGCCAACGACAGTATATGTTGGTTTGTCTACAGGTTCTTTCAATGATGACAACAGCGGCACTGAGTTGACTGGTAACGGATATGCTCGTGTATCAATCAGCTTTGGTGCAGCCTCATCTGGCACAGCAAGCAACGATGCGGCAGTTGAGTTTTCAGCAGCTACTGGATCGTGGGGTACGGTAAGCCATTTCGGTTTATTCGATGCTTCATCATCTGGGAACTTGCTTATTCACGGCGCACTTACTGCCAGCAAGGTTATTGAGAGTGGCGACATTCTCAAAATTGCAATCGGTGATATGGATATTACCGCCGCGTAGGTGTAGCCAATGCCGACAACAGCACCACTAGATAGGCTAACTGGAACCCTAGATAGCTATACCTTCACGCTAGACACTCTAGGTGACAAGGTTGCGTGGACTGCTGTTGCCCTAGATCATATGGATGGCTGGGGTGCGCTGGACAACTGGAACTACGGCACACTAGATGCGCTTGCCCTTGAAGTTAAGATTGCTGATGGCTCCGCTGCTACAGCAGCCACAGCTACAGGCACAGCGGTAAAGCTAAAAGGTGTCTCAGCCGCCGTAGACGCCTCTGTAACAGCCTCTAGCACTGCTGGGCGTACAAGGACAGTATCAGCCAGTGTGACAGCCGTTAATACGGCCTCTAGCGCCTTTGCTCGTGTTCGTCCATTTGAGGCTCTGGTCAACGCAGTTGGCACTGCCGCACTTGACGGTACTCGTATCAGAACCGTGGCTGGTTCTGTTTCTGTGTCAGCTTCAGCTACATCAAACTCAAACTTTGTTACATTGGCCGCTGGAACGGCAGACACCACTGTTTCTGTAACAGGCGCGGTCAATGCTGTGTTTAGTGGCCCATCAACGGCAAGTGTTACTGTTTCACAAGAAACATCTGCAAAGATACTTGGCGAAGATTGGGGCGAGGTTGAAGTAGGCACTGAGGTATGGACAGATGTGCCTATCGGTTCTGAAATATGGTCTACAGTAACAACATCTAGCGGGACTTGGTTAGGACAATGATACAGTTTGGAGAATGGTTGCCAGATCAGCCTGATTTCATGAACTCTGGTGTAGTTACGGCAGAAAACGTAATACCAGCGGCTAATGGCTATCGCCCACTAAATCAGTTCATTAGCTTCAGCAATGCCGCTAGTGGAACGATACGAGGTATATATGCCGCAAAAGACAATGACGGGAACGTCAAGCTATTCGCTGGCGATGATGCCAAGCTATACAGTTTCAACGCCTCAACTAACAATCTGGACGATGTCAGTAAAGCTGGATCACCAGCCTATGATCTTATCAATGCAGAAAAATGGCGGTTCGTACAATTCGGTGAATACGTCATTGCGGCTGGTGGAATTGGAGAAGAACTGCAAAAGTGGCAGTTAGGTACTGACACCGCGTTTTCTGATTTAGGTGGTTCTCCTCCAAAGGCTGACTTCATTGCAGTTGTTCGTGACTTTGTGTGGACAGGTAATATTGATGAAGGTTCTGGCCGTGTGCCTTATAAGGTGCGTTGGTCTGGTTTTAACGATATTGATGGGTGGACAACTGGCACAGATCAGTCTGACTTTCAAGAACTGCCTGATTCCGGCGCTATCACTGGTATGGTTGGCGGTGAATACTGCACTATTCTATGTGAGAAAGCTATCTTCCGGGCAACATATACTGGCCCACCTCTTATCTTCCAGTTTGACAAAGTTGAAAGCCAGCGCGGTTGTTCTATCCCCGGCTCAGTGTGTAATTATGGTTCTATTGTGTTTTACTACTCAGACAATGGCTTTCATATGTTTGATGGACAAAGAAGCACACCTATAGGCAATGAAAAAATAGACAAGTTTTTTGCTAAAGACTTCAACGCTCAGTACAAGAATAAAATGACAGCCGCTGTTGACCCGCTCAATCAGATTGCTGTTTGGTCATACACTAGTATTGCTAGTACAACTGGCCGTCCTGATAGGCTTCTCATATACAACTATGCACTCAATCGTTGGTCTATCGGCAATGTTGAGGCTGACTTTGTAGCACCATTTTTTAGTGCTGGTTACACAGTAGAAGATTTAGACAATCTGTCAGCGACACTTGATGGTCTTACTACTGTTCTTGATAGCCAGTTATTCCGTGGCGGCGAGTTCTTCTTTGGCGGTGCGGTTGGCGACAAGCTATACACGTTTACTGGAGATCCGTTGCAAGCCACGATCACGACAGGTGAAGCCGCTGTAAGTATGGGCAAGCACAGTATCGTTACTAGAGTTTATCCGTATCACGAAGATGGCACAGTTGAATTATTTGTAGGCATGAGAGGCACACCGTTAGATACAGTAAGTTTTGATGCTGGCGGCACGACAAATGCGGCTGGCTTTGTGCCGTTTAGGGCGGCTGACAGGTATCATCGTGTCAAAATGTTGCTATCTGGCAACTGGTCATTTGCGCACGGTATAGATGTCGAGGCTAGACAGGTTGGCAGACGATGACGATTGAGCAGCGCAAAGCTAATTTTCGTATATTGAATCCAATCACCGCGACAACGCGAGAGATTGCCGAAGTTCTTAATCGCACTATTGATGGTGGATTGAATAGTGTCGGATACGTTACATTAGCCGCAAACTCAACAGAGACAACAGTTTCGGAACCAAGGTATAGCACTGAAAGCCTAGTTTTTTTCTGTGGGGTTGACCACAATCCGTGGCATCATAATCCATATGTTAAAGGCACTAGCACAAACGGGACAATGGTTATTGGGCATGACAACCAAGGACACACAGCAGATTTCGCATACCTCATTATTGGATGAGTTTGAAAGATTAGCGCATCATATAGATGCTGCTTTAGCATATTCGGGTGGCACACATAGTTCGCTAGATGTGTTAGACGCTATAAAGCAAGGAAAAGCGCAGTTTTTCCCATTGGAAAATTCTGTTATAGTGACGGAAATAGTTGACTACCCGAAAAGAGCCGTTTGTCGCATTTGGCTGGCTGGCGGTGAGATGGATGAGTTGATAGAGGCTGAGAAAGAACTGGTGAAGTGGGCTAGAAACCACGGATGCAGCGGAATGGAAATCATCGGGCGCAAAGGCTGGGAACGGCAGTTAAAAGACTACAGCGCGGCGTCAACTGTACTAATAAAGGAAATATGAGATGAGTTTAGGCAAAGGCGGTGGCAACACAAGACAGATACAGTCAAGCACTGTAGAACCCCCTGCGTTTCAAAAGCCATTTATTGAGTATGGCTTGTCTCAAGCTAAACAGCTTTATGAATCAGAAACACCTCAGTATTACCCCGGTAGTACAGTTGTAGGTTACTCTCCAGAATCTGAAATGGCTCTGCAAGGTATGCGTCAAAGAGCCATATCTGGTAGCCCATTCATTCAAGGCGTACAAGATGTCGTAATGCAGAACCTTATGGGTACAAACCCACTGCAATCAGCAGCATTTAAACCAGTTGTTGATCAAGTTGCGGCACAGTTCGCCAGTGCTGGTCGTTACGGATCAGGCGCACAGCAAGGGGCTTTAGCATCCGCTTTAGCGCCTATGGCATTGGAAGCACAACAGAGGGCTATCGCACAGGCACCAGCGGCGCGCCAGTTTGGGTTTGCTGATCTTGAGACGCTTGCACAGGTTGGTGCGGCTCGTGAAGCCCAACAGGGAGCGGAACTTGCGGCAGATATTGAACGGTTCCAGTTTGAGCAAGCACGGCCACAAGAGAAGTTGGCGCAGTATCTTGCCGCTACACGCGGTGGTGATTTGGGTCAGACGACTTACGAAGCACAACAACGTCAGCCACTCACAAGCATCCTTGGCGCTGGTTTAGCTGGTGCAGAACTAGGCCAGATGGCTGGTATTGGCGGCGGCACAGGCGCTCTTATCGGCGCTGGTTTAGGCTTGCTAGGTTAGGAGAGTTAGATGGCTGATAATCCGTTTCTGAGAGGTATGACAGGCCAGCAGATGGGTGTTACCCGTAGGCCGCTTACTGACTTCTTTGGTCAGCAGCAACAGTCCACTATGGCACTGCCCGTCAGACGCCCAGTTGCCCCACAGCGCCTCTCAGCGCAATCTACACAGCCTTTAGACATTGCTGGGCTACGCAGACAGGTGCTGGCTCAGTCAGCCGCTCCTACAGCGCCACAATCGCGTCAGGCATTGATGGCTAAGTACGGCTTGGCACCGACTGCCCCTGCTCAAAGACCATCACCTATGCAACGCTTGTCAGCGGCATTACCAGCGGCTGGTACGCCTCAAATGGCTGGGTTAGGCGCTGCTGGTCGCACTATGCTGGAACTGAGTGGTTATCAGCCAGCGGCGACTGCACCATCATTGGGTCAGATACTGGCACGGTCAGCAGAGGCTGGCATCGGTGCTATGGAGAAGAAGCAAGCGGCAGAACAAGCTGCGGCAGAAAAGAAAGCGGCGGCAGAACGTCAGGCGCGTCTTGATGAGTTAGACCGTAGAAACATTGAATCACAAATAGCGGCTAGAGAAAAAGAAGAAAAAACAGGAAAGCCATTAAACTTTAAATCAACAACGGTTATAGATCCAGAGACTGGTCAAAGAGGAAAAGCTGATGTTGCTTTCTTGCCTCTTGGTAGTCCTTTAATAGAGGCTCTGGGTGGAGATCCCACTACTGGAAGGGTTGTTCGTAAAGGTAGTTTTGTGCCTGATAAGCCTTCTTCAGAAAACAATATAAGAACAGTTACTGGTGTTGGTGTAGTAGATTTTTCAGACCGTGAAAACCCAAAAGTTCTTATGGAATCTGAAGACCCTAGAAGATTTACTAATTTAGGGCCGTATAGAAAAGGCGGAAAGTCTATCGGAGAAGGCACTCTTGATAGACACACAGGTGAAAGATTTATAGAAAAAGCTGATGGAACTCGTATACCTATACCTGATGACGCTATACCTGTTACTGAGGGTATGGCAGCTATGGGCATACCTAATTTCGGTCAATTCAAAAAGATAAGAGAAGAACTTAACGCAGACGAAGTAAGTATGCGTAATTACGCCAGCTATCTTAAAAACATTGAGAACGCAGATTCTGGTATTGGAAGACTGGCAGATGACTTTAGTGCTTACATAAAAACATTCCTTTCAACAAACGCAAAAGAGTTAAAGTTATCTGAAGAAGAACTCGCATTAAGGATTGCTCAAGGTCAGATGCAGGGTCTTCTTGGATCAGCAAGGATAGAAACTGTGGGTGGTGGTGTAATGACAGAGCAAGATGCTTTGCGTGTCATTCAAAACATAGGCGGTAATGTAGACGCATTGCAAAGCAAACAAGTAGTGAAAGGGCAAATAACAAGAATGTTTGCTCAGAAGTACAACAAATACGAAAAGAACATTAATGACTACAATAATGCAGTTGAAAATCTTTACTCTGACAGAGGTTACGACAGAAAGTCACCAATAGAGGTTGATGCAAGATTGTTTGACCCTAAAATTATGGCTGAAATGGGATTGGAAAGTATGGTTGACACAGAGGATTCTGACACAGAAACCTCAGACGCTCTTAGCGAAGCATTAGGGCAGTATGGAAACTAATAATATGGCTGAACCTACCTTAGAAAGATTAGAATCAGCGTTTATGAACGCTCATAAAGCTGGCGATAAAAAAGCCGCTGGAGTTCTTGCTGCTGAAATTAAAAGACGTAGAGCCGCTGCTTCCGTAAAAAAAGAACCACCCACACCTCAACAAGAAATGATGTCTATGCCAGATGAGTTTACTGGCGAGGCCACACCAGAAGCCAAAAAGTTCATCCCCGGCGTTGCAAGAGAGTTGGCGCAAGGTCTTACATTCGGCGGTGCTGGTGAACTTGTTGGCGCTGGTAGAGGCGCTATGGCTGCTTTGCGCGGTGAAGAGTTTATGCCAGCGTTTCAAGCTGGTATGGGCGAGTTTGAAGCAAAGCGTAAACAGTTCAAAGAAGAGTACCCAGCGTCTGCATTAACAGCAGAAATAACTGGCTCACTGCCTACAGCATTAGCTGGTGGTGCGTTACTTTCTGGCACAAGACTGTTTCAAGCCGCACCAAAAATATCTCAGACAGCATTAGCGGCTGGTGAGGGTGGTTTATACGGACTTCTAAGTGCTGAAGGTGATATAGAAGAGCGTCTGCCACAAGCTGGCGTTTCTATGGCCGCTGGCGGATTGCTGAGAGGTGCTGGGGAGGTATTGCCAAGAGTTACAGAGCCAGCAAAACGTCTTATCTCTGAGAAGATTCAGCCGACTGTCGGGCAATCATTTGGGCCTTTAATAAAGGCCACCGAAGAGCGTTTGGCGGCTGTGCCATTGCTAGGCGATGTTATAAAAGGCGGTCAAAGAGAGGTTGTTGAATCATTCGATAAGAGAATGATTGAGGGCGCTTTAGCACCGATTAATTTCAAAGTTCCTACTGGTAAAACTGGTGTTGAGGCAATGGAAGCGGCAGAAGACGCCCTATCAGCCGCATTTAGAGAGGCTACACCAAAAGCTGGTATGCCGGATGCACGACCGCTGCAAAACAAGATAAATGAGATTGTTCAGAATAACACTGATTTGCCAAGCGATATTTTTAGGCAGATGAGGGAAAAACTGAACAAGACTATTGGGCCATCTCTGTATGATAAAAACTATAGAATGAGCGGTGAGGCCATTAAGAAAGCGGATAGCGCACTTGGCAAACAAGCCATTACCTACATAAGAACTGGCGACCCAGATAAACAACAAATGGGTAGGGCTTTGTTTGAGATGCAGTCTTATTTGCGCGATGAATTGATTAGACAAAACCCAGAGGCAAAAGCCCTTTCTGCTGCCCGTGAAGCATATAAGAACATGAAGCCAGTAAGAAAAGCCGCCACATCAGCCGCTGGGGATGTTGGTCTGTTTACTCCGGCACAAATGCTTCGTGGAATGAAATCTGCTGATGTAAGTATTGATAAGACAAGATTTGCTACTGGTAAGATGCCGCAACAAGAGTTAGCTATGACAGCCAGAGATGTTATTGGCAAAACAATACCAGAAGACAGAAGCCTTTTGGCGGCTATGGCATTAAAACCGTCTTTAGTGCCAATATCTGGGGTTGCTGGAATAGCTGGACAACCTTTCTATCAAACAGAACTAGGCAGAAGAATAGCCAGAAATATTATACAGACGCCGGGGGCAGCATTGAGAGCATCAACTGTTTCACCAACGGTTCCTGCTGGCATTGGCGGTCTACTAGCAGAACAATAGGAATGATGCTATAAATAAGGCAGTCGCCTTTAGGAGAAAGAAATGGCAAAGACAAAAATCAGCGAATACGATGCAACTGCATCTAACAACACGGACGTAGACAGCATCGACCTTGGCGAAGGCACGATGGTGCCAAGCGATGTAAACAACGCTTTCCGTGAGATTATGGCGCATCTGGCTGATATGAACGCCGGGACATCTGCCATACAGGATACTTTCACGCTGTCTGATCCGACTGACGATACTAAGCAGGTACGCTTCGATGCGGTAGGCGTTACCACTGGCAACACTCGTGTGCTAACTGTGCCGGACGCAGACGCCACTATCGCTGGCCTGTCTATCGCGCAAGAATTTACCGCAACGCAGAACTTTAATGCCACCACGCTTACCGATGCGGCGACCATTAGCTGGGACGCATCAGCCAATCAGGTGACTAGCGTTACCCTTGCTGGCGACCGCACATTCGGCGCACCTACCAATATGGTTGACGGCGGTGTGTACGTCCTGACGGTCATCCAAGACGCCACTGGCACCCGCGTACCAAGCTGGAACGCCGTGTTTAAGTTTGCGGCGGCAACAGCACCGACACTGACAACGACTGCGTCTGCAAAGGACATTCTGGTGTTCCTGTCAGACGGCACAAATATGTATGAAATCGGGCGTAGCCTGAACGTATCGTAAGGCGGTATTATGAGCAGTTTATTCGGTATTGGCGGCGGCGGTAATGTAGGTGCCAGCGGGTCGTTTTACGACTACAGCATTGACCAGTCTCTGCGGTTTGATGGTGCTACTTCATACCTACAATTTACGCCAAGCAATGCCGCTACGGATAGTAGCAAAATAACCTTT